GATCATGACAATTTTTTAACAGTTAAAGCAAGTGAAAAACAGTTTATGAGTCTTTCGGGAGAAGAAAGAAAAGAGGCTGTAGAGTATATGATTCGTACAAAAAAAGCACTTGAAGAAAATGGAGCAATTGTTTTGTTAGTTAGAGAGGGCGGTAAAGATCTATGATTGAATTTATTTCTTTTGCATTTTTTATAATCTTATTTTTTGCTTTGATAGTAAACAATATTAGGTTTAATTTTAAGATTTCTGCTATATCTAAACAGTTGATTCAAGCACACATAGATAAAACAATCTTGGCTGAAAAACTATTTGAAGCATCAGCACGAAATTTGTTAAAAAAAGAAAATGACTCAGATGCTTTTTTAAAATTTGTTTCAGATTCTAGAGATTGGGCTTATCAGTATATAGAAGGTTTCCAGTCATCACTAAATAAGTTTATTACTGATATAGAACCAGAGATAGCATATTTTGATGAGTATGGAGAGGTTGGATCTGCTTATCCTCATTACCACTCAATGAAGAAAATTTCGGTGGCATACAAAGAACTAAAGAAACTACTACCAGAAGACTATGATAAAATAGAGTAATGATAGTCCTTAAATCAACTAAAAATCTTAGCATGTTCATATGCGAAGAGGAGTTGTGCCAGGATGAGGGAACACAGATTTGGGCAAGTTCTGAAAGCAGAATTGTAGAACTGTGTGATCTACACTATAGTCAGGCGACAAAATGAAATTTTATTATTTTGGTGGAGTAATTGGAGAAGAAGGATCTGTTAAGTCCCCAGCATATTTAGAAAAGCACCATTTTTCTGGAGTTATGTTCACACATGATATCCCTCAAGGAGATATATTTGTAAAGGCAGCATTAGATATAAAAGAAACTAAAAACATTAAATATTTAATTGCCATAAGACCATACACAATATCTCCTCAATACCTTTATATGATTAATGATTCTTTAAATAAGATAGATAAAAATAGGATTCAACTAAACTTAATTACAGGATATACAAAAGATCATGAGAATAGTTTTAATGGAATTGTTGGAGAGGTAAACGATCAATCAGACAAAGTTGCTAAAAGAAAATACATGACAGAGTTTCTAAATACACTAAATGAAATGCAGTCAGGAAAAAATCTTAGGTCCCCTTTAGATTTTTTTGTAACAACAACAAATCCAAGAGTTCTTGACACAGTAAATAAATATAACAATAAAATAATTCTTCCATACAGTTTATACAAAGATAATCTTTGGTTTAAAAAATATAATAAATCTTTAGATGTTTCAAGCAAACAAATAATGTTAGCAATTACACCAATTATTAGAGAGACTCAGGAAGAACTAGAATCTTTAAACAATTATGCATTAAGACCTGTATGGCAAAAAGGAGAAATACCAAAAGTAGTTAATGATGTGGGATACTTTACTCATAAAAGTTTTCATGAATTTATTAAACAGTTGAAGAAAGATAACATAAACTATTTATTAATTAATGCTGTTCCTCAAGAAGAAAATAATGTAATAATACCTTTTATTAGGGACTATGTTCAGTCAGAAGAGTATAGGGAAATAAACAAATAATGAAATTTTATTACTTTGGCGGGACATTTAATGAAAACGATACACTTGAAGACACATCTACCCTAAATAGTCATCACTTTGATGGAGTTATGTTTACCTATGATGCTACACAAGGAGATATGTTCGTTAGAGTTGCCAGAGATATCAAGTTAAACGAAAAAATTAAATACCTTATTGCAATTAGACCTTATACAATATCTCCACAGTACCTATATGCTATCAATCAATCAATAAGCGAGATTCAAAAAGATAGACTACAAATAAATATAATTGCAGGATACATCAAAGACCATGAAAGCAATGTTGGTGGAATTGTTGGTGATGTTAGCGACTCATCTTCTTCAGTTGAAAGATCAAACTATACTATTAAGTTTATTGAAAGTTTAGATGAGATATCAAAAAACAAAAAGAAAGAAGAGCAACTCGATGTTTATATATCAACGACTAACAACTATGTTTTTGATGCAGTTAAAAAATATAAAAATAAAATTATCCTTCCATACAGCATATATAAGCGTGGATTTTGGTCTGACTGGCTCAAAGATCCTTCATTAAAGATTGAGTTTGAAAGAGGTGACATTGAAATAATGTTAGCAATGACTCCAGTCATTAGAGAAACAAAAGAGGAACTTGAAACTTTAGCACATCATGCCATGAAGCCCGTATGGAAAAAAGGAGACGTTACAAAAGTTGTAGAAGATGTAGAATATTTTACACATGACAGTTTTCATGAATTTATTCAAATGCTTGAAGAAGATAATATTAATCACTTGTTAATAAATGCAGTCCCAAGATCAGAGTCTACAAAGATTGTTTCATTTGTAAAACATTATGTAGAATCAAGAAAAGATTTTGCTGGCCAACAGGCTGGTAAATAAATAAAATATCCTATAGGAGGAAAAAATGAACGAACAAATCAAAGCAGTACTAGCGTCATACGGAAGATCAGTTCTTGGTGCAGCAACAGCGTTGTATGCATCTGGAGTAACAGATCCACAGACACTAGCATACTCACTACTTGGTGCACTTGTGCCTGTTGTATTGAGAGCAGCAAACCCTTCAGATACAGCATTCGGAAGAATGCCTTCAGTTGAAGAGGTCGATAAGGCAGTTAAGTCTGCAAAGGTTGTTAAGAAGACCGCAAAGAAGGCTCCTGCAAAGAAGTCATCTGGCGGAGGAAAGACAACTAATCAAGTAAAGTAATCTTGATATAGACTGGCAGGCTTGTTATTTGACAGGCCTGCTTTTCTATGTTATAATATTGTTACCTGCCCAAATGGGGGGAATTAACTTATTCGCTTGAAAGGGGAATAACATGGTAACAAAATACGCTATGGATCTATTCAATGATCCTTTTTTTATTGGCTTCAACAGAGAGTTGAGTCGCCTAAATACAGCACATAAAACAAACTCACATTCGTACCCTCCGTATGATCTTATTAAACTGGATGAAGACACATACAAGATTTCACTTGCTGTCGCTGGGTTTTCAAAGGATGATATTGATGTTTCAGTAGATAATGGAACATTAATTATCAAGGGTGAGATTGTTGAAGTGACAGATGCAGAGGTAGTTCACAAGGGAATCGCAGGAAGAAAGTTCGTAAGATCTTTTGCACTGGGAGAGTACATGGAAGTAACATCTGCAGAACTTAAGGATGGTATGCTGCATGTTAATGTGGTTCGTATTGTTCCTGAAGAAAAGAAGCCTAAATCTATTAAAATTAAGTAGTATAATAGATAACATTCCGATATAAGACTTTAAAAGGTTTTACAACGGATGCTCCTATGAGTGGAGAGTTAGCAGGAGTCGAATCTTCGTGGCTAATAGACCTGAGCAGTCGTCTATAAACTGCTCATTTCCTATGCTACAATATAATTGTCCCACACAGGACCTTAGTGATGGATTAGTTACCCATTGGATAGAGACCGTGGCGCAAGTCAGGTGAATTGCTTGTGTGGGACCTAACATTTGGCGGTATAATAATATCAATGACTGACAAAGAGTTAGACCATTATAATAAGCAGCAGTATAAGAAGATGCTTGCTAAGATAAAAGAGGATTCTGGCTGTGTAGATTGTGGTATCAGTAATCATATTATCTTAGATTTTGACCACATAAGAGACAAGAAGTATAATGTGTCAAGGATGATCCATGATGGGTTTTCATGGAAGGCTATAAAGAAAGAGATAGAAAAGTGTGAGGTAGTTTGTGCTAACTGTCACAGGATAAGAACACACAATCGCCTTGCTGGCTAAGTATGATATACTGATAGTATGAGTGATGATTCAATGATGCCAACAAGCACCTATCAAGGATACGACTGCGAAACCTGCAAACAACTAAATGTAGATTGTCCAGACTATCCAGTATGTTCTAAAGAAGAAGATACAGACTCAGAGGTTGCTATGGCTATGTATGACTCATCAATAGGGAAGGCTGATCCATGTTGGGAAGGCTACGTTCAAAGAGGAATGAAGCCAGGAGCAGACGGCAATCCAGTTCCTAACTGTGTCCCAGTAGCCAAGAATGAATCAATATTTTTTTCAGCAAAAGATTACTCAAAGCAAACAAGAGTTACTAGCCTATTTAAGGAATAATTATGCCAAAGAAAAAAGCATCAGCGTTTAACCCTATTCAGATTAAAGATGGATGGATTGTTAGATTATACAAAGATGGTCGTATAAAGTCAGCAGTTGCTCCGTATGAACCAAAGCACCCTAAAAAAAATAATGAAAAAATATAATAAGTTTTATTTTTTACACATTCCAAAAACGGGTGGAAGATTTTTTACAGAGTATATAATTAGGCCAATAGAAAGAACTTTAGAAGAAAATGGCATAAAGATACTTCAACTACCACAAAATGTTGACAAGCATGGTGGCTGGCATAAAGATATTGATGATAGCACATATATTGTTTCTATATTTAGAGACCCTGCAGAGTTTATGGCAAGTTTAATTGCACACATGGTTTCAGATGAAAAGGGTTTAATAGATCATGAAAATGATCAAGTAATAAATAATAAATCAACAATTTTAGATATAGATAAAGAATATTTGTTTAGCATGATGGAACAACTTAAATATTTAAAAGATTTTCAATCTCAAAACTTTATTTTGACACCAGAAGATATTAATCTTGTTACGCATTCAAGAAGAATGTATAACAAATTTGGAACATTTATAGACAAAGAGTTACTTTATGAAAGACTTGACAGAACTAATTTAATGATAAGGCATGCAGATCTAAAGTCTATGGACTATTCTATTTTGGTAGATAAGATATCAAATGATTTGGGTGTTAAGATAAACTTTGATAGTTCTTTAATCGACAGAGAGCGTTATAAAAACAATAATTCAGAATTTCTTTTTAATAAACTAAACAGTAAAGATATTGCAAAAATATATCAAAACTTTTTTACTGATAAAGAAGTATACGATAACGATCTATTGTTTTGGAATAAAAATTTTTAGGAGGGTGTGGTGTTGCAACATAGGCCATAAGTGTTTCCCGACACATACAGGCTAACCACACCCTTATTACTATTATAGCACCCCTGGCAGGAATCGAACCTGCGACAAACGGATTAGAAGTCCGCTACTCTTCCGCTGAGTTACAGAGGTATTAAATAATTATTCGTAATGTTTCTTTAACCAATCAGTCTGCTTATATCTTGTTAATCCTGGCCCAATAAGATATTTATCAAATGTATTTTGTGCATTTTCTTGAATCTGTTCATTTGTATAGTTAACTATTTCAGAAGACCAAGACTCATTTTTAAAAGGTATGACTTGAGCATATGGGGTACCCGCTGGGATAGTACCAGTCCAATTTTCTTTTATATAAAATGATATATTTCCAGTACCCATTAAAATATTAGAAGCATCAATAAATCCTGAAATTGTTTTAAACGGAAGGTCATTTATATTAATTGGATGAGTAAGCAAAACTGTATAGTCTTTATCAACCTCCATTTTCCAGTTAGGAACCCAAGCGAAGGTATTAGAAGAATACCCTTCTGGATGAGGCATTCCATCTTCTACTCCTCTTGGACTACAGAACTTCCATCCACCACCACCATTTCCCCATTGATCATCATGTTCTATTTCTAAATTTTCTTTAAATGTAATATCTGTAGGGGTAAATAAATAATATCCAGAACTAAAAACATCTAACATTGCAGGGCAGGACTTCCAAGAAGGTATCTTGTGAATTTCTAATGCCCTGGTTTCTCTGTTTCTAAAAAGATCTGTACGATATTTTCCATTTGAATCTTTAGAGTATTTATCCTTATCTAAAAACCACTGTGGTTTATGATTTTTAACGGGTTCTGGTCTGTACATATCACTATTATTATTTGCTGGATGAACAGAATGAAACTTTATGACGTTCTTTTCCATTAACTTGCTCCTATCTTTAACACTCGTTTTGTACACCAGGTAGGACTTGAACCTACGAATAGCCGAATTATGAGTTCGGTGCCTTAACCAACTTGGCTACTGGTGCTAAACCTTACTTGATTAATAAGCCAAAGAATGTTCCAATTAAGAAACAAAGAATGCCAACTGTCCAATGATAGTAAGTTTTCATATGTTCTTTAATAATTACATGCTTTAATTCGTCTGGAATTTTTTTTAATTTATCGTAATCTACCACGACTAACTCCGATCTTATTTAGATGTTGGGCGTAACACACCAAGAAGAAGTTCTTCTCTAATTTTTTTCTGTGTGCGTTCAAACTTTGAAAGATGTGGCTTAGCCTGTATCCTTTTTTTATTTTTGTTTGCTCTCTTAATCTTATGCTGAGATACCTTGTCGTTTGACTTTTTCACTTTGCACCTTGATTTTCTGCTACGCTGTCACAAGGACAGATAATTGATTCTGGAAGTTCGTGAACCTTTGTTATAATAGTAATCATAGTTTCACACTCATTGCACTTGTATATTTTCTTAACTCGTTTGCTCATAAACTAATCATACCATAATCCATAGACAAGTTCAATCCTTGTTCCCATCCCAAGTGCCAATCTTTGTTGTAGGAATGTCATGATCTTGCCACAACTTTATTACATTTGGGTTATCATCAACAGCATGAACAACATTCCAAAGGATACTTATCTTATCAAGCATATCTTTCTTTGCTTCATAGTCTGGTCTGTTATCGTCGTCTGACCTCATAAATAAACCATGAGATCTAATATTATTTTTAGCAAGCCACATAGATGTTAGTCCACGATATTTTTCCTTGCGGGATGTTACAACAAGGATAGAATGTCGGTCAGCAACTGCATTATTTAACATTTCAACTACATCCAGGTTTGGCAGGGCATCTATAGAAGCCTCATGAAAGGCATTGTAGTCCCTATTAGAGCCACGAACAAGGTGTAGGTAGGGATCTACATTAGCCAATGTGCCATCAACGTCAAATATGTAAGCAGTAGGCCTTATATCAACCTTGATCAACATTATAAGTCATTCTAAAATAACATGCTACAAACCCTAAAGCAAACCCTACAATAATTGTAGGAATTAAAAAAAATATGTTAATCATTCAAAATCCACCTGTCTCTCAAACATATTGTTGTCTCCTCTTGCTACCTTTGCAGCAAGCATACGCATTCCTAATGCATTTAGTTGTGCGTTTTCTTCACCAAGTGAGATATTTTCTATCTCCCGTGCAATTTCTTCTCTTAATATCATATCATCTATGCTCATATATTAATTATACACTGATGCACAAGCAATGTCAAGAAGGTTGTTTGTTTATATCAGCAATCATCTTTAGTGCTTAGCGGAACTTCTGAAGTAGACCAGCACTGACCATAAAGAGTATGTCTATTGTTAGGTCCAAGAACTTTTTTAACTCTGTGCTCAAATTCTTTTCCTACTGGAATATTAATTAGCATTCCAGCCTTTGGATGAATTGAGTGACCACTTCTAAATTCTATTTCTCCACCCTCAAAATCATCATTAAGATAAATAGAGTGTGATGCAACTCTGTTTCCATATTTACCAGTGTCCTCCCAATGCCAGTCCATTGCATAGTCAATGTCCTTAGCATCTTCTGGGTTAGATCTAATAGCATGCATTTCTGCATCACCAAGAGACATGCTTTCATCCCTATCTCTTTCTATTTCTTCATCTGTACAATATTTAAATGTTTGAATTCCGCTGTTGGGTGCATATCCTTCTGGCAGAACAGATTCTAATCTCTTCCAGATACCATTTTCATTAGAAAAAAGATCAAGGACTTCTTGAACCATTACACTGTCCTTGGTAGGAATTGAAAGAGTTCCATCTTCTTCGTGCTCTGGAACATGCATTGGCCATCTGTTTAATATGTTTTTATATGGCGATCTCATAGTTGCATACCAAGCACCAGGAGCATCCCAATACTTCTTTAAAATTAATAGTTCTTCATCAGTTAAAAAGTTCTCAATGTACCAAACTTGTCCATCTAAATATGTTTTTTCCATAAAATCATTATACCTTAATTTCTAAAACTGGATACGAGTTGGGGTAGTGAGTGACCAAACCATCAACAGATATTAAGAATTTTTCAAAGTTCCAACCGATTTCTCTACCTGGAGTAGCAACATCCTTGCAATACTTATATATTGGATGAGCGTTTGGTCCGTTTACTTCTACCTTTTGAGATATGGGAAATGTTATTCCATATACGCTTGTGCAGAAGTTTTTAATTTCTTGATCTGTTCCTGGCTCCTGATTGCCAAACTGATTGCATGGAAATCCAATTACAACTAATGAGTCACTTTGAATTTTTTGTAAATCAGCATACTGTTTTGTGTATCCACACTGACTTGCTGTATTTACTATTAAAACATTTTTTCCTTTAAAACTTTCCAGTTTTATTTCATTACCATTGTTGTCAATAAATGACAAGTCATATATACTCATGCGAATTTCTGCTTTCTGTTAGTTAGATAGAACAAGGTTAGGATTAATGCGTGATCGTTCGCCAGCCATAAGTCTTTCGATGTGATCACGGATAACAGCATTTTCTTCGTTGAAGATGTACTCTGATCTGTCAGGACCCATAGAAGCATGAATTCCTTGTGCTGCAAGATCTTCCTTTAATGTACGCTCTACATCCCAGTTCAATGTTGTAGCAGGATAGTGCTTAACTACATAGCCATCCTTATCAATCAAATATTTCTCAAAGTTTGCGTTCATCATGACACCACCGTTATGCTCATTTAGGTATCTTGATTCATAGTCTGTCTTTTCAACTAATCCTTTTTCTCTTTTGTCTTCCTGTAATGCCTTAATCTGCTCAGAGATTTCTAAATAAAGTTCATGTCTTTCTCCAAAAGGCTGACCGTTTCCGTTAAGTCCTGGACCCTTGCCAAGCCATGGTGCTTCTAATGGAATATCTGCGGGATTAGATGTGATCATTTCTGAGAATGGGAATGTAACACCATAAACATCTTCTCCGTATAACTTAGAGTCCAGACCACATGTAATACCTTGTGACCACTTACCCTTTGTTATGCTTGGACCACAGAAATCATTAGTAGGAATTGCTACAACAGTAAAATCTTCTCCTGCCATATCTTCCTGAATCCATTCGATGGACTCCATTTGACCAGCGTTACCACAACCTACAGTGGTATTGATTAGCAAAACTACTTTGCCTTTAAATTGTTCAAGAAAATTTGGAGTGCCTTCGGCAGAGTCCAACTGGATGTCGTAAATAGATTTCATATTGTTATTATAGCACCTTTTTTATTTTAAGATTAGCAGTCATCTGCTGTGCTTACAGGCGCAGATGCAAGGTCTACAAAAGAATTGCCATAAAGAGTATGCCTTGAGTTTGGCCCAAGAACCTTATTTACCCTGTGTGTATACTCATTACCACCAGGAATTACAGCAAGCATGCCAGCCTTTGGCTTAATTTTAATTGGAAGGTGCATGAACTCAAGTTCACCACCCTCAAAATCATCGTTTAAATAAAGACTGAAAGATGCCAAGATGTTGTGCTCTACGCCTGGATCTTGATGCCAATACATTGCAAAGTCAATTTCGTTTCTGTCTACGCCATACTCTTTCATTAGATCTTCATTTGCATTATTAATAATTTCTTCATCTGTCATGTACTTAAATGTTTGAAGTGTTGCGTGTCTTTTGTATCCTGGTGGAAGAACTGATTCCAGCCTATCCCATATTCCTCCAGGCTTTGAAAATACTGTAAGTTCTAAAACCTCTGAGTTTTCATTTGGAAATTCTATGTTTCCATCAGCATTATACTTTGGTACAATATTTAAAAACTTATTAAGTATGTTTCTGTATGGTGATCTCATGGTTGGATACCAAGCATTTACATCTTCTGTATTAGTTTTAAACCAGTCTAATTCTTCTTTTGTTAGAAAGTCTTCTATGATCCAGACCTTTTTGTTTTCGTCTAAGTATATTTTTTCCATGTATACATAATACCATAACTTTGTAGCCCCAACGGGAATCGAACCCGTCTTTACGCCGTGAAAGGGCGTTGTCCTAACCGATAGACGATGGAGCCAACGAACTATCTTTCTAAAATATAGTACGTTCCCCACCAAGTGTATGGTTTGTTTAGAATAACCCACATTTTTCCGTGGTATTTATAACGCCAACCATGGTCTCCATCTTCATCAAGACACATAGCCTTAAATAAATGGTTACCAGCAAAGCCACCACAAATGTTTCCAATGAGTCTAAGTGGAACTATTTTAGTCTTCTGATGTTTTGTTATCATCTTTTTCCCATACTTTCTTTCCATCCTTATATACTGGCCAATATCCCAAGGCTCTCCAGTCCATCTTCGTAATCTTAGGCTCTTTTGGCACACCACACCTTGTAATCACTCATAGTTTGATGAGTATCCCAGTACTCAATGTTTTCTTTGTCCATTTTACAGTTAGGGCAGATCATTGTCTATGCCGTTTCTTATTACCAAACTTAGACTTAACATCAGCCTTAGCCTGATTAACTATGGCGTTCGTAATGTCTTCTAAATTAAACTCTTCTTCAGTATCCATTAGTCAATCCTATCTAAATCTTCAAGGCTATTAATACCATAAAGATTAATCATTTCTTCAACAGTAAACTCTAAGTCAAACTCTTCTTCGTTCATCTAAACAACTCCACTCCTATGTACCACTTTAAAAAGTATATACCCAACTCCCACTCATTGGCAATAGGATATCCCCAATTGTATAAATAAAACCCAATAGAGTAGCCAGCAGTCTGTGTACCACGATTAACTTTAATTCTCATCAGTAACCTCCAAGGCATTCGTTGCGTGTGTGAAACAATCTAATCTTTGTCATAATTTTGCGGGATGGAGCAGAAAGATCTTCCTTACATGATAAACACTTGTAAGACCATTCCCCAGTAAAGAAGTCATGAACATAACCCTTAGCGTTAGCATATTTCTTGGCTACAAAGGTTTGAAATGGATCAGGAATCTCCATGTTAATCATTGCGTGACCATACCAATCTTAAGAATTTGTTCCATGAATGCTTGTCTAACGACAATTCTTTCCATCTTATATATGATTTAACTCCAACCACACCATACAGTATGGCACCAAGTATGAATCCATATTGTTTTGTAATCAATGCGTATGCTGTCCACATAAACTCATTAAATATAAACCAAAGCCAACCCCATCGCTTCTTACGGCCAATAGTAAACATAGCGGCAGCGCCACTTAGTACAAGTATATATGAGGCATAGTCGTTCATCCATTGTTCCATGTATTCAGTATACCTTAAAGTAAGGGTTTAGTCAACTACTGGCTTTTGTTTCCACTTGGTTTTTACCCAAGTGCCTATTTTATTAATGTTAACTTTTTCTCTTAGCACTTCTGCAAAATCAGTGCTTATCTCAGAGCCAAGATACTCTTCTCCTGTTTCTAAATCAATTAGTTTCCATTTTCCAGGGGCCTTAGTGTGAATAACTAAATCAACTGGCTTGTCAAAAGAGTCAACCTCAGAACCATCTTTAAGTATTCTTCTATTCATTAAGATACAAGGCCCATAGACAGATGAACTAAGCAAACATCTGCAACAATATAATCAGCGTGATCTACCACGATATCATAATGTGTTGCATCCTCTTTACAAAAGAAACACTTAGTTTTATTCATATATAGATTATATCATATGATACAATAAGTTAATATTGTTTAGGAAGGTAGTCACTATATGGAAATGTCCTATAGATGTATGATATGTGGTAATACAATAACACCGTTGGCAGGAGAAATGCCTTTTTGTAACTACTGCAATGAAGATACAATCCTTGTGCTGCTAACAG